AGTGCCATCAACACCTGCACAAATCACGGCAGTTGCCAAGAAACTTGAATCTTTCACAGGATCAGCAGCAAGTGCCTTTGGAACTTTGACGACAGAAGAAAAGGCAGTATTGGGTGGATATAAACCATTTGTCGGCGCACAAACAAGTATCAGCGCCCCAACAATTTCAGCACCATCAACTGTTGGATTAGGCACATCAGGAACAGGCTCACAGTTACCACCTGGAGTGACAATCAACATGACAGTTCAGGGAAGTGTGACAACCGAGAACGACTTGGTTACAAACATTCGGAACGGATTGCTTCAAGGGCAGAATAATGGTCAAGCAATTCTGAAATCTGCGGTGGCAATCTAATGGCTATGCCTACACTTGGCGTTGCAGTTGACTTTGCCAACGGCCCTGCCTTCGGCAATCCACTCATTCTTGGAGATGCTTCAACGCCGCTTGGCGTGGGCATCCTGGCAGATACGGCATCAGATGTTGTTGATGTTTCTGACATTACCCTTCGCGCTTCAATTCGCAGAGGCAGAAACAGAATCCTCAACAAGTTTGAAGCAGGAAGTGCAACGATTGTCCTTGAAGATACCAACGGTGATTGGGTACCAACAAACACCTCATCGCCCTACTATGGCAAACTCGTTCCACTTCGCAAAATCCGCATTTGGGCAGATTACAATTCAGTACGCTATTACCTTTATTCAGGCTACATCACGAGCTATGACACAAACTTTCAAGTCGGTGTTGAATCAGTCTCAAGTGTGACCTTGCAATGCGTGGATGCATTCCGTCTTTTCTCCAATGTTTCGATTTCAACAGTTGCAGGAACTTCGGCAGGGCAGACAACAGGTGAGCGCATGAATAACTTGCTTGATGTTCCTGCCTTTCCAACTTCGCTGCGTGTGATTGATACAGGCGACAGCACGGTCCAGGTAGATCCAGGAAGCGATCGCGATCTGCTTACTGCTTTACAGACAATCGAAAACAGCGAATTCGGCGGTTTCTACATTGACCCTGAAGGCAACGCAACATTCCTTTCACGCGACACCCTGGCTCAAAAGGCAGATCAGACGGCGACAGATTTTGCAGATGATGGCACAGGCATTTCATATCAAACCATTGATTTTGCCTATGACGACACCCTTATCTTTAACGATGTGACGGTCAACCGCGTTGGTGGCATCGCTCAAACTGTTCAGGATACAAGCAGCATTGAAACCTATTTCATCCACTCAGGAAAGCGTGAAGGATTACTCATTGAAACCGATGCTGAGTCTTTAGACCAGGCAACGATGATCCTTCAATCACGCAAAGATGCCATTTTCCGCATTGACTCCATTGGGCTGAATTTGGCAGATGATGCAGAAACGGCTCGCATCCAGGCAGGGTTGGAACTAGACATCTTTGACTTGGTTGACATTACTAAGTCAACTCCAGGGGCAGGAAGTGTCACACTTGAACTATTCGTTCAGGGCGTTCAGCATGACATTACGACCAACACTTGGGGAACAAAATTTTTCACGGCTGAGCCTATAATTCAGGCGTTCATTTTAGATTCAACAACACAAGGCATATTGGATGGCGCAAACTCTGTGCTTTCCTACTGATTAAGGAGCAACAATGACAAAGCAGACATTCACGACCGGTCAAGTTTTGACCGCAGCGCAAATGACATCGCTGCAACAAACTGCGATGTTAGGCGGAGCTGCAAGCGCAAAGACTGCTTCTTATGTGCTTGTTGCAGCTGATGCCGGTGATGCAATCACAATGAGCAACGCAGGAGCAACCACGATCACCGTAAACACCGGATTATTTGCTGCCGGTGACATTGTCACGATCATCAACATTGGAGCAGGCGCCTGCACGATTACAGCAGGAACGGCAACAGTTACGACTTCAGGATCACTTGTTCTGGCTCAGAATCAAGGCGGCGTTCTTCGCTTTACGAGCGCAAGCGCTGCGATCTTCTTACAGTTCGCAACACCGGCATCAGGAGACATCGAAGGAGTTACAGCTGGCACAGGACTAACAGGTGGCGGAACATCAGGCACCGTGACACTCACTAATGACATGGCAACAACAATGACAACAAAGGGCGACATTGTTGTTGCAACAGGATCAGGCACTTATGTTCGTCAAGCCGTGGGAACAAATAATCAAGTGCTGATGGCAGATTCAGTCCAAGCCGATGGTGTTAAATACGCAAATGAAGCAACAGCGACACTCACAACAACAGGAGACATACTCTATGCTTCTGCTGCAAATACTTTAGCAAGAAGAGCAATCGGAACAACCGGACAAGTTCTTACCGTTAGCGGTGGATTGCCAACATGGTCTACGATCTCCGCCGGCGGTATGACTGTAATAGCAAGCGGAAATTTAACTGGAACAAGCATAACAATTTCATCAATTCCGCAAACATATAATAATTTGCAGTTGGTGTTAAGAGGCTTGCAACCAACAAGTTCAAATCAAAATGCACGATTACGATTTAATAGCGATACAAGTACAAATTATTTCAAGACAACATCAAATGGAATAAATTTACAATCTTGGAACGCTACCCTCATTGAATTAGGAAATTCACAAGATAATACAGCAGGACAATCTTTCTTAGTGACTGATTTATATGATTATGCTAATACATCAAGTTGGAAAGCAACAAGCACAATTGCAATTCAAAATCGTGCAACCTCTCCAACAAATTTTGACATTGCCCGTGAACTTGGATTTTGGTATGCCAGTAATGGCGCATCTGCAATTACCGATATTTTAATTTTTACACAAGGTGGTGGCTTTACAGCAGGAACATACACACTATATGGAGTTAAATAATGATAAAAATACATAACGCAACTACTGGCGAGATTACCGAGCGAGAGATGACGGCCGAGGAATTGGCACAAAGTGAAGCCGATAATCTTTCTCATGCAAAATGGCAAAAGGCGGTAGAGGACAAAGAAGCAGCCAAGCAAGCGGTACTCGATAAACTCGGCCTCACCGCCGATGAGGTTGCAGCCCTTCTAGGCTAAACCCCACCGATCAAGGAGCAACAATTGCGCACATCACAAGTGACGGTGACAACCTCACCCACAAAGATCGTTGCAACCGGCAACATTTTCAGAGAAGTTCACATTCACAATGAATCAGGCAACATTTGGATCGGTGGCGATAACACCGTCAGCACATCCAACGGTGCCAAGGTTGACAATAATTCTCATGATGTGATGCATCTTCCTGCGACAACAGAGGTGTGGGCAGTTACTAACACAGGAACCGCGCTTGTTTATATTTTGGAAGTGAACCAATGACAGCTCAAGACTGGGCAGCACTCACAGTTTCTCTTTTGACAATTGGTGGAGCATTCCTTGCCGTGACTCGATGGCTCGTCAAGCATTACCTGAATGAACTCAAGCCTAATGGCGGTTCAAGCATGAAGGATTCAGTTGCACGCTTGGAGCGACAGGTTGAAGAAATCTATCGCATCCTTCTTTCAAACAGTAAATAGGGGAGAACAATGTCAGCACAATTAAAAGCATTTCTTGATGTGGCACGAGGCGAAGAAGGTTTTATTGAAGGCCCTGCTGAAAATCAAACTCACTATCAAAAGGCAAACCAACCCTGGTGCGGAGCCTTCGTCAACTTCTGCTCAAAAAAAGCAAAAGTGACATCAATTCCCAACTGCACATTCACCCCGTCAGGGGCAGAAGCGTTCCAAGCAAAGGGCAAGTGGGAAGATGCCGAAGTTGCAACGCCCCTGCCAGGTGACATCGCCTTCTTTGATTTTCCAGGCGATAATGTCAACCGGATTTCTCATGTGGGCATCGTCTTGCAGGTTCGAGATGATGGAACTGTCGTGACAATTGAAGGCAACACGGCACCTGACAAAAAGGGCGATCAGCGCAATGGCGGTCAAGTTTGCCGTAAGGTTCGCGCCTATAAGAAGAAAAATCGTGGGAAGTTACAACCATCCTTGCCCGTGTTCATCGTTGGATTCGGCAAGCCTACATTTAAGGAGTAATGATGTTTGACAAAGTAAAATTTGAAGCAATTGTTATGACCTACCTTCGGGCAGGAATAGCCTCAGTTTTAGCTCTATATCTTGCAGACCCAAATCAACCTCTCAAGAATTACCTTGTCGCAGGATTGGCAGCAGTTGCCGGGCCTGTCTTGAAGGCGCTTGATTCCAAGTCAACAGAATTTGGCAGAGGAAGCAAGTAAAAATGAATCGGGGGGAAATTTTAGATGAGGCAAAACGCCTCACACATACTGATCGTCAAAAAAACTATGGATCACCGTATGTAAATCACAAACGCATTGCCGACCTGTGGAGCGTGTATCTTGAAACTGAGATAACACCTTCACAGGTCGCTTTGTGTTTATGCCTTGTGAAAATAGCTCGCTTGATTGAGACACCTGACCACGAAGATTCGTTTGTAGATTTGGCAGCATATGCCTCAATAGCAGGGGAGATTGAATCACAATGGAAATGATCACACTTGTTCCAACTCGTGGGCGACCACACAATGCCGTTGAACTTTTATCTTGTCACGATGACCTGTCATCTGCCTCACGATTGCTCTTTATTGTGGACTATGACGACCCAAAGGCAGATGAATATGTCTTTGAATTAGGCGATGACTATGTGATCACCTGCAACAATGATTCACGAGGCATGGCAAAGCCACTCAATTATGTGGCACGCAAATATCAAGACAAATACAAGTATTTCACCTTCGTTGGCGATGACCACCGCCCACGCACCGCCGATTGGGATGCACTCTTAATTCAGGCATTGCAACAGGCACCGTCACTTGCCTATGGCAATGACCTACTTCAAGGCAAGCGCCTTCCAACGATGGTCTCAATGACATCAGACATTGTTGGCGCACTTGATGGCATGGTGCCACCGAATATGAAGCATCTTTACCTGGACAACTTTTGGAAGAAATTGGGCGAAGATTTAGGCGCTTTGACCTACCTTGAAGATGTCATTGTTGAGCATATGCACCCCGTTGCAGGAAAAGCTGAATGGGATGAGGGCTATCGTGAGGTCAATGCAGAAGAAGTTTATTCTGCCGATTTTCTTGCTTACAACAACTACATCAAATCAGAAGCATATGAGGTCTTGCTGAAGAAACTGCGCCGATGAAACAGGCAATATCCTTTTCTTTGTATGGGTCAGACCTTCGATATTGTGTGGGCGCAATTAAGAACGCCATTATTGCTCAAGAGATTTTGGATGAGGAATATGACCTCATCTTCTTTGTGGGGCAATCGGTTCCTTCCTGGGTAATCTCAACCTTGCGCCTGTTTCCCAATGTTCGGATTATTCAAACAGATGCACCTGAAGATCACACCGCCAAGTTGTGGCGCTTTCTTGCCTGTGAACTAGATTATGACTTTGTTGCCTTCCGCGATACCGATGCTCGACTGTCTTTGCGTGAACTTAACGCCCACGAGGAATTCATTGAGTCCGGGCTAGATGCCCACATAATGAAGGATCACCCTATCGGTCACAATTACCCCATCAATGCAGGTATGTTCACAGTTCGATCTGCCTTGTTCAAAGACATCCGCATCCTGATTGAGTCGGCAGAAATTTCGGACTACTACACCCAAGACCAAGACTTCCTGAGAAATCTGATTTACCCACGCATTCAATTCTCATGCTTTGTCCATGACGAGTTCTACGATACTCAACCTGAAGGCAAATCACTTCGCAAGCCGTATCTGCTTGAACCTGTCAACCAGGTAAGCCATATTGGTGCAGCTTTAGATGAGAATGATAGGTTTATCTTCACCGTTGATCAACAGAAATCTGTGACTTTATCGGGTGATGATAAATACTTGTATGAGTGGGGGCAATAATGAAAATTCTGATCACAGGCGATGCCGGCTTTGTTGGGCGTGCATTTCATCGCGCACTTGCAAAACAACGCCACGACATCACAGGCATTGACCTAGTAAA